CTAACTCTTAGGACTCGTGCTGTAACACGATTACTAAAATATAATTTTCTATTTCATGTGTGTTACCTAGTGTTGTTTTGCCCCTTCGGGGGCTTTTTTTGGTATAATCAGAGCATGAGTATACAATCCCTATTAAGTCGTATCGGTGTCTCTGGTGTTAACAAGCCTAAGCGTACACCTAACCATCCAACAAAATCTCACGTTGTTGTTGCCAAGTCTGGCGATCAAGTAAAGACTATCAGGTTTGGACAACAAGGCGTATCAGGTGCAGGGTCTAATCCTAAGTCAGAGAAACAGAAGGCTAGACGTAAATCATTCAAGGCTCGACACGCTAAGAACATCGCTAAGGGCAAAATAAGCGCGGCCTATTGGGCTAACCGCGTGAAATGGTGATCTGATGGCCGAATTATCTGAAGACACAGCGGTAACAATTCCGCTCAGGAATCTGATTGCAATGATTGCGTTTACATCAGTATCTACAATGGCGTACTTCTCTATACAAGAGCGGTTAAATACCCTTGAACATGCCTTAGACAAAACTCAGATGGACATAGAGTCTAACTCTGAGTTCCGTATTAAATGGCCCAGAGGCGAGTTAGGGGCGCTCCCTGCTGATGCGCGGCAAGATATGCTAATCGAATACACAGCGGGTCTTGTCGATAAACAAATAACTAAAAGTGAAGAACTCTTAGATGACATACATAACCTCAAGTTAAGGCTTGCCACTCTAGAAAAAGGTTTAAATCCAGAATGAGAAGGCATGCGGCATACTGGGCAAACAAAAGCAAATGGTAGTAAACGTACGTTTTAATGTACGCTACAGTATACATTGTATAGTATATGAAACATAACAGGAGAATCAAATGCCACAAGGTAAAGGTACATACGGTAGTAAGGTAGGACGACCAAAGAAACCAAAAACTAAGAATGCGCGTTCTATGCCGCTTACTGATGAGCAAGCTAAGGAAGCTATACAGGCTTTGCGTGATGAGGCAGGCAGAAAGAAGTACCGTAAAAAGAAATCAATGTTGAAGAAATAATGAAAGGCTTATACGCAAACATACACGCTAAGAGAAAGAGAATAGCCGCTGGTTCTGGTGAGAAGATGCGTAAGGTTGGGTCTAAAGGCGCACCTACAGCCAAGGCATTCAGGAAGTCTAAGAAGACAGCAAAGAGCCTGTTAAGTTAATACGTCCAGATAACAGGCATAGTCTTTCTAGTGTCTACATGGATGAAGGTCTTAGCTACCCCTATCCCATTGAAGCCCATTGACTGAGCGTTCTTTATAATCTCGTACGCTTCGTTTCCGTTATTGATTCTAATGTCTGCCGCTATACCTTGTCCGTGGGTTCCGACCTTTGCCTTTCTAGCTTCAATGCTGTGGGTCTTGTCCCTGTACCCACTGGTAATGATAAACGGAAATCCGCATACATGGCGTAACTCATCCAACTTATCAAGAAAATCAGAACACATCTCATTGTTGCCTGTCTCCTGACAGTTGAAGTCTTTTAGTTTGAAGTATCTCATTATTTTATTCTAGCGACGTTGCTTTTCTTTTCATATGAACGCATTGCACCCATGCCTAACATAGCCATGAGAACAGTGGTAAGAAGACTGCTATCTATCTGAGGTACATCATACCAAATGTCTAAGAACTGGGCTAAGATTATATTATAGAACAATCCTAAACAAGAAACCCAACCCACCGCAGGCCGCCAACCACTAACAAATAAAGACGGATGAGCCGCCTCTACCTTGTTTACTTCTAGCTGTGCTTTAGCTAACTCCTGAGCATGACGCTCTGACATAGTAGCTATCTGGTGGGCAAGAGCCGCCTTCTTATCCTTGTCCTCGATGAACTTATCAAGGAGTCCTGACACTGGGCCTATCAGTGCTTCTAACATATTACTTCTGTGACACTGGCATGGTAGTAATGAAACGTAACACAGCAATACAGGATGCAATGATACAGCCTACGATAGCTTGTCCAGCAGGGTGAACAGGTAAGAACCCTATGTACCCTTGTAAGATAGACAACACCGCAAGACCAATAGAGAACTGTACAGTTTTAGACTTTAACGCTTGTTTAATCCTATTCATTACTTTCTCCCAGTTAATGTTTTTAACGTATCACTTTCCCAAATACGTATACCTGTATAAACGATGGTAAACAATGCCGCGATAGGCGGAAGAATCCCTGCTAGGCTAAACACAGCCGTCGACCCTGCCAATACATCCAGTGTATCTTTCGTTACGTCTATCATTTCAGTTCCCTCTTTAGGCATGATAATATCCAATTAGTTAAGAAACAGGTGATCTCCAGATTCCACCAAATCTAATTACTACGCTGGAACCAGAGCCAAACTCTCCAGTCTTAACACCAGCACGATAACGCATAGCTGGTTCAGGCTCATAGCCTACAAACTCTCCTGCTTTAGTAAAGGTATCTACATCATGCCAAGTAGAACCATCAGTGCTACGCTGTACAGTAAGGATAGTACCATTAGCAAACGTACCAGATACGGAGAAGTTAAAGTCACCATCAAAGAATATAGTGTCGCTGAAAGTATTCTCAGCAGTAATAGTCTTAGTAACATAAGTTGTCATTTTATTCTCCTCCCTCTTCAGCTTCTTCTTCAGCTTCTTCCTCTACAGGTAGAGATGCTTGATAAGCCGCTACTACTTCATCAGTGTGAACAACGCCACAGATAGCCTGCACTTCTGCTGACTCATCTGAGTAGTCCTGTCCTGCAACTACAACGTGTCTGTGGTAGCCAGAGGATAGCTCTACGCCATCTTCTAGAACTTTGGTGCAGGTTCTAATTTGTACTGTCTTGTAGTCACCTACGATTTCAATCTTGTCTTCTGATATTACTTTTTCTAAAGCCATTGTATTGCTCCTGTCTGTGCCTACCGTCCGATAGGCGTATGGTTGTTATGCTGCTTCGTAAATAAATACAAATTCTAAAGATGTACTTGCCATTGCGGTGTACGTAACATTTGAGTCATCAGCCGCCATAAGGAAAAGAGAGCTGCTCCCTACAGCCTGAACCCTAGCGGCACTACTGACTGTTGACGAAGTAACAAAGCCGCCATTAGCTTTGCCTGCGCCCGTAGTTGCAAAAGGAAGGCTTGTTATACTAACTCCGCTTCCATCGCTTGTAGCATCAAAAGACACTTTAGCTTTAACTGTGACTAACTTTCCTACTTTGACATAACTAGCCGAATTAACAGTCATAGTTCCATCGTAGCTTGCGGCTGTAGGAGTCCAAGTACCCTCTTCGTAATCATCCAGCTTATTTGCAGTGCCTGTACCGCCAAGGTAGACACCGCCTGATAGGTAGAGGTCTTTGAACTGCGCGCCTGACGTACCTAAGTTTATTAATTGGGTTCTTGCTGTGCCGTCTGTGTTTCTTGGTATAATAGCATCAGTGTTCGACTGGAAAGTTAAACCAGTATCGCCAGCGCCAATTATAAATTGACTATTAGAATCAGTACCAATACTACCTACGGCTGTGCCGTCTTTGTGTAAACTTATAATGTCTCCGTCATTAGTCTTTCTGTTAAAGTAACCAACAATGCCACTAGCACGACTGACATTAATATGACCTTCGTTTCTTAATACTATACCTTCTACATTGTTTGTTGCAGGTGCTGTATCAGCAGTACCCACCAACAGGTTACCTGATGAGTCTATGCGCATGGCCTCTGCATTATCAACGTTAAACTTCATTACTGAGCCAGATTGACTATTCCCTGAGTCAGCAGAAAACTCTAGAAACTGGTCTGCACCACGAATAACGTGATTACAATTACCCCCTAAACTGGTATCTGTTAATGTGATTTTTGGGTCAGTGCTTTGCAAATGTAGCAAGGTAGCAGGCGAATCAGTACCAATACCCAAAGACTCCGCAGACGCATCCCAGAAGAACTTTGTGGTTGTGCCTGTGTCTTCGTAGAAGTTGATGTCTCCGTTGTTGGCTACCTTAAAGCGGTTTACTGTATCAGTGCCGTTGTATGAAAAAACTTGAAGCTGACCATGAGCAGTTCCATTTTGACTTGTAATAGTTGTGGAACCTGCACTGTGCTTGAAAAAGCCTTTTTGATTAGTGCCATCTTGGTCTTCAATGGTTATTGTAGGAATACCAGTATTAGCTACAGTAAGCCCATCCATCGTGGCTGTGCCAGTAACGTCTATGCCTGTGGCTGTGGTGGCTAGTTTTTCTAAGCCGTTGTAGTAAAGTTTTATCCAAGCATCTTGAACTGCATAGAGATAGTTTTCACCACTTTCTGCCATCAGTCTAAGATTTGTTCCTTGGATACGAAGGTCGCCTGTCCCTACGTCATAAATACGACTATTATTACCATCATGATAAATCTGTAAATCATCACCAGCACCAAAATTAGCCTTGACGTTATCGCCTAAGCTAAGACTTCCAGCAACAGTCAGATCATTGAAGTTACCATCAGCACCACCTTCAACTCTCTGCCATGCAGTACCATTGAAGATAGCCCAATCGCCTATACCCCAATTAGTAATACCGTTTAGGTCAGTTGAACCAGCTACACTAACGATATAGAACTCGCCATTAGTACCTGTACTAGAGGCTAAAGCAGGTGTGTTTGTACTTGCGTTCCAACTACCTTGAAAGTCTAAACCAGTAAAGACTTCACCGTTGATGATTAAATCACCTTCAATAGTGACATCGTTAAAGGTTGGGTTACGGCCAAATACGCCACCATTTTGTTTAATGCTCATAATATTTTCCTGCGTAATTTAGTTTATTTACCGACCCAACCAGTATTGCCTGATCCTGATTCCTTCACATATAATGTACTGCCTGCACCACCATTTGTTCTTAAAAATAATGACCCTACTGTAGCAGTTACCGCACCTTCAGGGGTGTTAGTACCACTGTAGATCAATGCTAGAGCCGTAGAACTTGTTACAGCCGCAGGAAGTCCATTAGAATCAAAAGACAATAATTTGTTACTTCTATCAGCCTTTAACGGTAGTGTCATTGCTACTGTAGGCTCTACCTCTTGCAACCGTATACTGCGATCAATAGAATTCTCGTTCTGAACCGCACCAATGTAAATCTTATCAAAGTCAGAATTGACATCTGCGGCAAGAAAGTCACCACTGTTCTGGTAGTTAGTAGTACGATCTAATGGCATAGCCAATACAAGGCTCACAATCTGCCCTACAGGGACTCCAGTGTCTAGGGTTACTGTGCCACCAGTTACCGTACCAACGTCGTTTACAGTGTAACCAGAGGACAATAAGACACCGTTCTGGTATACGTCCATGTCAGTAGCGGCAAGAACCCTAAATCTATAGGTAAAACTTGTCTGCCCTTCTGTAGCACTAATATCATCTCTTGTTACTAAGGCCGTTACGGTCATTATCTTGTCCTATATTTTATTTGCCAATTATACTATTTTATGAGTTATAAATCTTCCAAAACTTCCATTGGGGTTTCCGCAGGCTCCCACCAATAATCCTGCCCATACTCTTTATATCGTTTTGATCTAACTCTATTTAATGCAGACTGATAGCTTGGGTCAGCCATTAAACGTACATTATCAAACATAGAGTTTGTAAATAACTGTATTTGCCAAGGATCAGGGGTAATGTCTTTTAGAAACTTAGTGCCTTCTCCAAGAACATTTGTCTCATCGCCTATAATAGCTTCTCTAATATTCCCTACTGTAAACTTGTAAGTGTCATTAGTAAGTCCTGCCATTGGGCCTAACAATGTCTCAACAAATCCTCGACCATATTTATTAACATCAGATACTACATAATCAGCCAGTAAACTACCTGACCCTCCCTGTACAAAAGCCGTTACCCAATCTTCTGGATCATCCATAGGTCTTGGATTTCTTCCTGCCGCAAGGTCTTTTATTTGTAATGCAAAAGCACCCATTAAAGTTGTGGCAGTAGCAAATGAGCCTAAGTACATCATCTTGCCGCCTGTTGTTGCTTGTGTGGCACCACGGTATAAATGAGTTGTAGCTATGGTAATAGGGAATGATTTGATCATCATAGCTGAACGTGCTACCTGACCCCAAATTGTACCCCTTTCTGTACCGCCTGTAGCTATTGCTCTTACTCGCGCATCAGGGGTAGGCACTGCATAATCTGTTTCTGACAAAATCATGGAATGAAACTTCATGCTTTCATCTTTAGTTAAGTCAGCAAACTTAGAACCTTTTAAATCTAATGGTTTGGTTGCCCTAAAATTGTCCCAATCTGCTTTTGTAATTTGATAGTTTTTAAAAGCACCTTGTATTACAGGATCTAGTTCATCAAACTTTTTGCTAAAGTTATCAGACAACATTGCTGAAAACTCCATCCCAAATGCTTTACGTCCTGATTCAGTCCATGCCTCTAAGCCTGAAAAACGTAATACAGCTTCAGCAGTTTTAGCACTAGCACCAGTTCCATAAGTATCAGAAAACCTATTTGCAGAATGCGCGCGACCAAACCATCCATCAAATATTAATCCCATTCTAGCCGCAAAAATCCTATCTTGTTCATTAGCAGGATTCATTAATTTCATTTGCCTAGCAAACACTTTTGCAACAGGGATTTTATTATAATTAGCAGTTAATGTTGTAGTTGCTAAATCAGTCACAGAGGATAGTGTTGCTCCACCTAGTTTAGATGCTACTTGTATGTTTCTTATAAACTGCATACCATCAGCTAAAGTAACTAATTCACCGTTATTAATATCACCGCTAATTGTTTTATAGACAGCATTTAACATAGACTTAGTTCGATCTTTAACTACCTTTCCTTTTGCAATCTCTAATTTTTCTGCTTCTGTTTTTAAGATTTCAAATGTTTGTTTTGGGTTAGTACCAAATACGCGCATTAGAGCCGTATCATTACCCATAGCCTGAAGATGGTCTGTTAGCGTAGTAAGAATGTCGCCTTTGCCAAACGTGTTTTGGTAGTCAATCCATGATTCTGCATCTTTAAAAAACAAAAATCTTTTCTCAGAGCCTTTGCGTGATAACTTTGTGCCTAAGTTACGAATAGTAAAGTCTTTAGCTTTGTTTAATCCACCTGTTGATATGGTTTCATATACATATTTAAGAGCATCTTCGAAATTGTTATCAGATAATACTCGTCCTTTATCATCTAACATCTGGCTTCGGTCTAACTTGTTTATAATAAATGCGCGCCACTCTGTAAATCCTGCATTACGCACAGTTCTCATATCATGCGCTTGAGGCAACAAGAATTTTTCATTCTTAGAAATGCTACCACCCATGCCATTAAAGTCATTTCTTGCATCATCAACAATCTCAAGCCAATCTTTTGCCGCTTTATCTATGTTTGCGTCACCAGCATTTTTGCCATAAACACTACCAATAAACTTATGTATGCTTTTTTCGTCTTGCGACAGGCCAAACATTCTTGTTCTAAACATAGACAAAGAATCAGCCCACTTAGCCATATACTTTTTAGTGTAGGCCTTGCCCAGCATATCTACGTTAAGATAACTGGCTTTACCTGTAATGTCTTTTACCATTAAGGACATTAACCCTACCATTGGGCCTGCTGGATGGTTTTTAATGAAGTCAAAGTCTTCTGCAATGCGAATAGACTGAATGGCTTTTTCTCGCTTTTCACGCGATATATTTTTAACTAAATTAGATATGGCATCCTCTGGGCTATCAGCTTTTAAAATCTCTTGGCCCATTGATTTAGATATTTTTCCACCTTGCACAGCAACATCAATACATTTGCTATATTTACCGTGAAGTGGATCTAATTGTTTAGGTGATTTAGCCAAGCGCACATACCCTCACTGATTCAATTCCTTCTATCTGATCATCTAATGATTTCATATATTCATCAGCGTCTACTAATTTGCCATCTACTACAACACGCCTAAATTCTTGCGCTTCAAAGTTTGCAATATCTCTATCATAATTAGACGCTAATCCTTCAGAGTCTAACTGCTCTCTTTGTAGTCCTGTTTTAGTTGCTTTTGGAGCAGGAGGCAACTGACTAACAACATAATCATCATACGCTATTGTTGGCTTATTCATGGCGTTTTCAAATGATTTATTTTGAGATAATAACTCCATATCTTTTTCGACATTACTTCTAATTACTTGCCCATAGTATTCTTCTAATACAGTGTTGTCGTCACGCAAAACGTTTATATTTTCTTCTATTTCATCAATTTGTCTTTGCACAGTAGGGTCACGAAACATTTTAGGGTTTCTAACCATATCTTCAACTAAATCAATAGCATCATTCATTTGCATTTCTGTAGCACCAGACTCGCGCAGTCGTTCAGCTAACATATCGGGGTCGTAACCACCCTTTACACGGAAGACAGGCTTTTGTCCTCCCCTCATTGCTTTCATGTCTGCAACGTCAATTCCTTCACGCGCCCATCTTTCCTTGTTTAAACCGCCTTCTTTAGCAATCCATCTAGCTAACGTAATATTTTCTTTTTCTATTTTAACAATATCTTTTTCAAGAGTAAGAATATTTGCGTCCCTAGCATCTTCTAACTTTGAATATTGCCCTGCTTGAAAATTGTCGTATTCTTGTAAAATCTTATCTTCTATTCTAGGAGGTAAAGCCGCTTTTTGTTCGGCTAGTTGTGTACCCATCCTGTCTAAAATGTTTATTGATTCTTGCTCTGGAGTTAATCTAACCTCAGCATCAAGTTTATCAGTCGGCTTAGGAGGCCCAACAAACTCTGACGCATTCTTAGAAAGGTTTCTAAAGTATCCAGAAATTCCACCCATTGCCCCACCAAGAAGCCCTGCACCAACTGCTGTAGTGCCAATAGCCATAAGAGCATCGTTAAACTCGTATGGTGAATTAATGTCGTGCTTGTGCTTGTATACTAGTGGTTGAATAGCAGACTCAGAGGCTAAGGCAATAGCGGCTGTGTTTCTACCTGTCATTAATGCTTGGCTTAATGTACTCATCCCTTTGTAAGCAGTACCTACACCTATAGCCATAGTAGCTACGTTAATAGGATCAAGCATATAGCCACCCATGCTTCCTAAAAACTGTGCAAATCCATTGCCACGCTCTATAACATCTTGGTTTTCTTCTCTGCGCTTGCGTAGTATTTCTGTGCGCTCGTCGTATAATTCACGATTAGTTTTTATTAAACCTGTGTCTTCAGATATTCTATCGTAATCAATCTCACCAGTAATGTCCGTATAAGGATTTAAATCAAAGCCCTCGTTAGACATTTTAAATATTTGTTCATTTCTGTCGTCATATCCCTGACGATTTAACAAACTAGAAACAGATAACTCTTCGTCTATTACAAAACCAAACGCTGAACCCATAGTCTCAAAAAAAGTAGGGTCTTCACGAAACTCTTGTGGGCCACGCAAATTTTGATAATAATCGCGCTGATCTTGATTAGAAAGAATAGGCATTATAAATCTCGTTGCAATATAGGTGTCATGAATTTTTTGCGTTTATACTGTTCGTACGACCCTGCTTGTTCTATTGCTGTTTCTTCAACACGATTAGCCGCATCTGTAATTTTTTGTTGTGTTACATTAAATATTATTGGCGCACCGTCTTCCCCATAAATAGAAATCCCAGCATCATCATAAACGTGGTAATTACCTTGTCCTGCAATAGCTTTAATTCTGCCATTATGAATAGCATTTAAAGTTAGATTATTAGAAATTGTTTTGGATTCAGAACGCGCTCCTGCCTCAAAAGCTGACCTTCCTACAGGAATCATTTTATCTTTTGTAATTATTGTGCTTTTAATACCTGCTTTTTCTAAATCTGAAACAGTGAAAGTAGAAAAATAAAGGTCTAATTCATTAGCAGTAACGCCTCTTACCAACTGTGTATCATATCCTCGTATCTTTTCTACACCGCCCGTAACAGCCTGTACAGCCGCTTTAAACTTAGAGGGGTTATATTGGTCTTCTCCAACGTCTAAAGAGCCGTAGTAGTAGTTAAGAGCCGCATCAAGGGTATCTCGCTTATCATTTGGGCCGTAAACAGTACCAACAATATCATTAAAGTCTGACATATACCCATCATTTGCTTTTAACGTAGCAACTAATTTGTTAGCTAGTAAATCCTGTCCTTTAAATATAGTCTCTTGAACATCTCTATCGCCACTTGCCGCGGCCTGTGCAAATACACCCTGTTGTTTAGGTGCAATTTGGCCCCATAAAGCTGAGTTACTGCCAAATACATTAACTAATTCTACTTTTTCAGCAGGAGTCATTTGCGTAATAGTGTTACTTAACGCACTGGCCTCATTATCAGTAAGCGGTGACACCGAAACTCCATAATGCTCAGAGGCTAATTTAGCCTGTTCTTGTCTTTGAGCAAATGTTTCTTGATTTTCAGGACTATCAAAATCTTCTGCTAAGGGATCGAATGCTATTGGTTCACCTAATCCTTGTGCAACAAACATACTTATTCCGTCTTCTCTAGCCTGCCTGTTGATATCTTCATTAGCTACTAACATAGCCCTGTAAGCATCAGCACGATCCAAGCCACCTGTTCTAGCGGCATCAAGCATTTCATTTCTAGCCTGCACTGAGGCAGTAGCAAAGATTCCTATTTCATCAGCTAAAAATAACTTCTCCTCTAGCGGAGTCCCTTCAGCAATTTCATATACACTTGCTCTTTCTTGCTCTTCAATAGGTTGGCCTAAAGTTCTAGCAATAATATAATCTTGAGTTTGTTTTTGCGCTTCTTTAGTTGCTACTTTTGCAGAAGCATTTATGCGAGAGTTTTTCCTGTTTAAATCTTGCTGGGCAGATACAGTAAATGCTCTGAGGTCATCTTGCGAATATCCTTTAGGCAATGGCTTATCTTGAAATTCTTCTAATGCTGTCATAGCCGCGCCAACACCATCTTTGCCAGCTATGTCATCAAGATTCTTTAAGGTTCTTTGCTCATAAAGAGCATTATTTACTTTATTTTTTGCACCCTCAACATCATATAGCGGATCAGCTTCTCCCATTGCATCTATTGTTAAGTACAACAATGGAAGTTCTTCAGCAACAAGCTGGTCTTCGCCATTGGCTGTTAAGTTTTCAAGATCAATAAGAGCTGTATTAATAGAATCTTGTAAAATTGCTTGGCCTTGTTTTTCAGAATTTGCTATAAAATTAGCATTAATCGTTTGAAAGTTAGATGAAATTCTTGGCCCCATTGCTGATCTAAGGTCTTGCTTTATTTCTATAGGTGCCGCATCCACTGTTGCATCATAAAACGCTTTAGCCGCATTCTCATAACCTACAGGATCATCTGCAAAGTCTACTGCAATCTCATTTAATCTTATTGTTGTATCAGTTTTACGTTGGGCATATTGCGCATTAATTACTGTATTTTCATAAACATTAGCGCCCCAGCCTTTGCGCTGTGCTATTTCTCCGTAAGATACTTTACCTGTTTCTGGATCGACTATGCGAGCCTCTTCAACAGCTTGTAACGCTTCTGCTGGAGCTAATTCCTCAGCTTTAGCAATGCCAAACTGTTCAGCAACACCTGCTACAGTCTCTCCTAAGCCTGCTAGAGCCTGCATACGCCTAGATATAGAGTCATCTACACCAGTAGGGCGGAACTCTCCGTAAGATAGAATACGTTGTTGTCTAGGTCGTTTAGCCATTATTGTTTCCTATGTATCAGTTATGCAAACGCGTTTGCAACTTTTGCCGTACCTTTAAGCAAAGTAGATGCCGCACCAATATTAGCAGTTCCTCTAGCCATTCTAGCTTTTCTTAATGTTTGTGCTTCGGCTAACCTTTCAGTTAATCCTATCATTGCTTCACTTGTGCCTATTTGTTTAGCAGTTTCTAAAGAAAGACTAGCAGTAGATCCTTCACCTGTTTCTCCAGACATAGACGCACTAACAATGTTAGATGCAAGGACTTTGCTTAACTCTTGTCGTCTTTTTAGTTCACGCCCTTCAGCCGCAATCTTTTCTTGTCTAGCTTGCTCTTCTAAAGCATCTTGTTGCGCTTTGCCAGATTCAACTTGACCGTAAACATTAAGCCCTGTTCCTACGGCTGTCGCGGCTACTGCCGCACCTACAGCGGCACTTCCACTACCTATTGCGGTTAATGCCGCCACTATTCCAAAAGTCATCTAAATATCCTCTGGCTCTAACAAAGCCGCTTCTATCTCGTCTATATCAGTTAAGTGTGTAGGGTGATACGT